CTGCAGGTATCGTACAGAGTTATCTTGCAGAACGGGCTCATCTTTGTGAGCCTGTACTTCTCACCAAGGTAGAAGATGCAGGACTCCTTCTTCCGTTTCTTTTTGAACTTAATTTTTACTGGCATCTCTTTGCCTCCTTACAGTTCGTCGAGGTCGAGCTCCACAGTCGCGACGTCTTCGCGAGCTCGCCCCTTCTCGTCGTAGTTCAGGAGCGTGTTGCGCGAGCGTCTTCGCACAGCCGTCTGCTCCTCACGCTTGCCTGCCCACGTGAGCATCTTCTGTTTCCAGTTCCTGACTGGGTTTCCCTTTGAGTCAATCCACGTCCTACCGGCATCGTCGGGTGTGGTGAAGTATGCGAAGAACTTATCGCAATCCACATTAAGGTTAGCAGTATTGGCATACTCCTTGACCTGTTCCAACGTGGGCGGAGTGAAAGCCTTGCGCTTTCGCTCCACTACACCTTTAGGTGTACTATCCTTACCTAACCTATCCTTACCTAACCTGGGTATACCATTACCGGGTATACCACCTGGTATACCAACAGGCTTGGTCGTGGTGTAGGCTCCGTTCTCGTCGGTGCCGAGGGAGTTCTTCTCTTCGATGTACTTCGTACTTGTGTACCTGTCGCTCCTCAGGTAGTTGTTGATGCGCCAGTGCTTAATGACGATGACGCCCGAGTCGAAAGCGAGCAGGAACTTCTTCGTGAGCAGCAGCTTCATGTCGTCCTCTGACGCGCCGCACTGCCGCATAATCCCACGCGGGGAGTTCACGAACCCGTCGTCGTCCGCGAACATCCCCAGCGTGAAGTACAGACAGCGCGTGCTCATTGGCATGTCGAGGAACGCATCTGACAAGACGATGGTCTTGGCGAACATTCTTCTCTCAGCCATCTTCCGCCTCCTCAGAACGGGATGTCGTCCGCGCCGATGTCTGCCCAGCCGGAAGGTTTCGCGGGTGACGTTGCCGCCTTGAGCTCCTTGAGCCTGGGAACCTTCGCGTCCTTTGCCCTCTCCACGGAACAGAACCACGAGAGCTTCGTTGCCTTCTTGACCTTGCCGTCCTGAGCCATATACTCCTCCTGCCCGAAGACGCCACCAATCCTCTTGTCCTTGAGATATTGGATGCCGTCCCACGGGAACGCGAACCCAGGATTGCTCTCCTCCACGGACGTGACGAAGCCTGCGAGTTGCCTGCTGCAGTTGCCCTCGTTATCCTCGAGCACCACGTAGGAAATGCACGGCCACCGCTTGTTGGGTCGGTCATCGTTCTTGAACCGCTCCGAATAGTAGCCTGCCTGAGGGTCGTCGGGGGCGATGTCAATGGCAATCTTCAGCATGTCCTTACCGGTCTTGGACTTCGTTTCCTCTACGCCCTTAATGACGCACGAGTGTCCGCCCAGGGCGAGTGGCTCGAAGGTAAGGCTTGCGGCGACGCTGTCGTAGTTGTTGGGTTTACGCATCTTAGAACTCCTCCAGTCTCTTGATAATCTGCATGATGTCGTTGTCGGTTTCTTTCTCCGCAGGCTCGAACGCTCCGAGCGGAGTCTTGGCCGTGCTGTGGTCTGCGTGCACCTCGAATACGTGACGCCCGTCGATGACCTTGGCAAGGAGCACGGTGGTGAACTTGCTCTCAAGAACAATCTTGTCCAGCTTCCTGCCGCTGGTCTTTATCCTCGTGAACATGTAGCCGCTGTCGTCCCTGTCTGTCTGCGAGTGTGCCAGGAAGATGATGGTCAGGTCGTCGCGCATCGTGAGCGCGTCGTCGATGATGGTCCATACGGACGCGGCCAAGTCCGCCCACTTGTCGTATCCCTTCTCACCCATCCTCCGCATCTCGTCTGCCACCATGATTCCGTTGATGGTGTCGATGACGATGTAGTGGACGTTGGGCATCCCGTTGTTCACTGCCCAGATGGTCCGCAGAACCTTGTTCGGGTCGTTCTCCGCGATGTAGTTCTTTGCGTCCTTGTTGTACTGCTGCCGCCACCCGCGCCAGCTCAGGCCCTTGAGGTCAGCGTCAATGTAGAACGTCTGCGATGGGTCGAGTGTCCGCATGGCTGTGGTCTTGCCGCTGCCGCTCTCTCCCATGATAGCTATGAGCTTACTCATCTGTGTCTGCCTCCTTGTTTACGTTGAAGAGCCCACGGGCAAGGGGCAGGATGAGGAGAGCCTGCTGAAGCTCCTTGTCATCCATGTCGAGCCCGTTCGCAAACGCGTTGAGGAGCAGGACCTTGTCGAGCCCGCTTACATGGGCGAGGCTTACGCTTGTTCCGATGCCATTGTCGTCTACGGTGATGGTGATTCTTCCGGTCATTTGATTTGCCTCCTTGTTTAGTAGTTGATTGGCTCTATGCCGAACTGTTCTTTGAATATCTCCAGCTCCTCTTTCTCGAACTTGCTCTTGAGGAGCAGGTCGAACTTCCTGGCGGCGTGCTTCACGCATCCGTCGCAGTACCCGTCCGTGAGTAGGTGGGTGGGAGTGAGCTCGCCACACAGCTTGCACTCACGCACCTCTACGATGTCATCACTGTGACACTCGGGACACCACTCAGCCTTGTAACCTGTGTCTCTTTCCTCGTAGAGGTATGGCTCGTCGAATACGTAGCCGCAGTCGTTACACCTGTAGGTCATCCCTTGAGCACCTCCTGTAGCTTCAGCTCCGCAAGCCTCGCCTCCGTGTGCGCCTTCCACGCCCGAAGCTCGGCGAGCTCCTTGGCCTGCTCCCTGAGAAGCTGACTCTTGTGCACGTCGCTGTGCGCCCAAGCTGTCTGTCCCATGTCGAGGCTGGCACGGATGCTGGCCATCCTCTCCTCGTGCTCTTGGTCCTGGTCCTTGCTGTATCTGTGCAGTGCCAGAGCCAGCAGGATTGCGGCGCATACGCCCAGGACGCACAGGAGGATGATGGCGCCCCTGATGGTAAGGGCAAGCTGTCTTGCCTCAAGCTCAGTAACGGTCAGCATGCGCTCACCCCGCACAGGACTTCGAGCAGCCGTTCGATGGAGACTCGGTAGAGCCTTGCCATCGGCAGGAGCAGGTCGATTGACGGGCGTGCTCTCCCGCACTCCCATTGGCTAACGGCAGTGCGGTCAACGTGAAGCTCGTGCGCCACGTCGGCCTGAGTCAGCTCAGCCTTTAGTCGTAGTTCCTGCAACATAGTTGCACCTCCTTCCGTGAAGTCGAATATGCTTCACATCTCTGGCATTATTATACCCTACCAGCGGGGTAAAGTCACGGGAGCATCTTTCACATTTGGGGGATTGACACGTGAATGTTATTCACGCTATAATGTCCTCATGGACATGGGTGAAAGACTGAGAAGGGCTCGGCTCAGCGCCGGATTCTCGACAATGAAACAGGTGACAGATGCGCTTGGCCTTGAGCGCACACGCTACCTCAAGTGGGAGCACGGCGATGCTGTTCCGTCTCTTGATATGCTTGTGCGGTTGTGCCGCCTGTTTAATGTGTCTGCAGATTATCTCCTGGGGATTGACAGTGACGAGAGACTTACGGCAGATGAGATTATGATTCTGAAAAGGATGGTGAAAGCGTATGGCGAAGAGAGGTAACGGGCAGGGGACAATCATCCGCGAGCCTAACGGAACATACACGGCCGTCGCTACATCATACGCTACAGGTGAACGACGGACGAAGAAGAAGCGTGGCTTCATCCGCAAGCGTGACGCCTCTGTATGGCTCGCCTCCGTAACCTGGTCGATGGACTCGACGAGGCCGGTCACATTCAAGGAGCTCTACGAAGAGTGGAGCCCATTGTATTTTGCGACTGTGTCTGCGAAGAGGGCGAGCATTATGCGTGGCATCTACGCCAAGTGCACACGTCTATACAACATGCGATGGATTGATATAGGCGTGAAGCACATGCAGCAGCTTATCAACGACCAGCCAGAAACATACTATCCTCGAAGAGATATGAAGGTTTTGTTCTCGCTCATGGGGCAGTACGCTATCGTTTCTGGGTATGCTGACAGGGACTTCTCTGGGGCGCTCAAGCTACCGCAGAAGACTCCCCCTCATAAGGAGCCGTTCACGCCAGAGGAAGTTGACATGCTTTGGAAGGATTACGAGGAGACGAACGACCCATATACGGGGGCTGCGCTCATCATGATATACACGGGGATGCGCTATGGCGAGCTC